GAGATCTCCTCCTTGAACATGCCCAAGATCATTTCACTGCGCTTATTGAAGACCGCGCCATGCCCGACGATGCGGGCCGGCTGTCCTTCCTCGGTTTCTTCGGCACGCACCTCACACAGAAGGGCGCGCTTCTCGACTTCGCTCATGAGGTGGATTCCTCGTCATCGTTGGGGGTGTCGGATTGATTCAGGGCGCTCAGGGGTTGGGCGTTCACACTGACCAGCATCTGGTCCAGACCATCCCGGGGATTCATGTCCTCGAGCACTCGGGCTTCGTTGCGATCCATCCAGCCGTCGTTGATCGCGGCGTGGTAGAACTCGGCTCGCTCTTTCGCGGTACCGCGCAGAAGGCCTGCGAGGTTGAACTTGCAGTAGTAGCCAGCGGCACGCTCGGCGCGGGTAAATACCCGGCGGTTAATCTCCTGCTCCCAGTTCACAACCCACGGCATCATGGTGTGGCGCACGAACTGAATGGCCTGTTCACTGATATTGGAGAAGGTGGCCTTGTCGAGGTCGTTGATCATGTGCGCCGGCACGTTGAAGATGCCGGCAACCTCGGAGCGGTTCAGCTTCCGGGTTTCCAGGAACTGGGCATCCTCGGGCGGAATGGTGATCGACTTGTAGTCGAGATCCGCCGGCAGCATCAGCGTCTTGTTCTCGCTGGCTTTCAGCTTCGAAACTGCATTGTTCCAGGCGGTTTTGAGGCGCTCCCAGCTGTCCTTCTGAAGCGAGTTTTTCACGGTGACCAGGCCGGTAGGGCGACCACCACCGGTAAAGAAATCCTTGCCATAGCGCTGCGCCGCCAGCCCCAGGCCAATGGTTTCAGCGTGTTGCCGGATAAGGCTTTTGCCGGTCCGGCCATCGGATCCCAGGGCCCGGACGTGGATCATGTCCTCGAGGGCGATCGCACGACTGCCCTCATCCTCGCTGTTGTTGGCATACAGCCAGCGGTTTCCGTTCTTCACCAGCTGGGTTTCCCAGGGACGCCGGGCGACCAGTTCACGAAGTTCTCCGCTCGGACTGCGCACGGTCTGTGTGTAGCCGTTGCCCCAGCCAAGAACGTGTCCTTGTTTGGTTTCCCGCCACTTGTAGCTGGTCTGCCACTCGTTGGGTTCATCGTGAAGCAACCAGTAGGCCGGGTGATCCTTGGCGGCCTCGATGTTGTCGCCCCGTTTCCGCATGACGTGAAGGGGCAGCTGGCCAATGGAAGAGGACAGAACATAGATGCAGGAGTAGACCGCCGAGAGCGTCAGGGCGGACTGGTTGTCCACCTGGATACCGATGTTGGTATCGAAGTACTCCGCGAGGTTCTGGCCGGTCAGCGGTGTATTCGGATCCTCAAGCGATCGGGACTCCGGGGCAAAGAGAGACTCAAGCATTACTTCTTACCTCCGCCAGCATTGCGCTTGGAGGCGCGAGCAGCCGCCAGAGCCATGACGAGCATGAGTCCGCCAGCAGCGATAAGGGCGTCAGCCAGGCCGAATCTCAGATACAGGCCATAGGTCATCGCCCCGAAACCGGCAAGGCCCAGGGTGTCGATCAGATAAGTGCGCATTTACATCACCAGGATGTCGTCGTCAGAAAGGGTATCCAGTACGCTTTCGCCTACTTGGGCGTTCGCCAGTGCGCGGCCTATGGCCATGATCAGAGCCACCGCGCCATCGATCTTGTTGTGATCGCCCTGCTTGATCGGGCGGACCACGTCGTCATTTCCAGGCAGGTATTTGCCAACCACGTTCCCGACACACCAGGTCATGATCGGGTTGCCGTCATGGTGGAACCGGCCGGAGACGATCGCGGCCTCCAGCTCCTTCATGCCGTCCGACATGTTGGTGTAGTTCTGAACCATCGTGATCGGGTTCAGGCCCTCGTCGTCCAGCTGGTGCGAGAGGTTCGCGGCGCCGTGCGGGTCAATGGGTGACTCCTGCGCCGGCGTTTCCAGGTTGGCTTCCTTGGCGCATTCCAGGATTTCCCGGTAGTCCACCTCGCTGCCGTCTGTGGCATCCAGGTGCTTCGATTCAATCCATCCCTGGTACCGCTCGCCGAGCCGGCGGTCTTCATTGTCGAACGCGGTGTCTTCCGGTACCCAGAATTTCGGCCCGACGCAGTAATAGTGAGTCTTGCCATCTACCTGGCGGCTGAACAGCCGGGCCATGCTGTTCATGTCTAGCTTGCGGGCCAGGTCGAATGCCAGAAAGCAGTCTTCACCGCGGAACTGGTCGATGGTCAGCGACGGGTCTTCGCACTTTTTCCAGTCCTCCATGTTGAAGTACCCCTCTTTCGAGGAGACCCAGACATTGAGGTGCTTGGTCTTGTACTTGTTGGCCAACCTGGCCCGGGCAACCGCCTTGTCCCTCTGGCTTTTGAGGTAGTCGAGCTTTACCGAAACGCCGGCGTTCGGGTTGGCCTTGAGAATGGCCTCGTCGGTTGTCCAGTCGTCGCCTGGATCGATCGTGTAGATGATGGCAAAGAGCTCGTCATCCTGGCTGGTGCCTTCCAGCATCTCGATCGCGCGTTCGCGCATCTCATAGCAGGGCCCGGCGATATCGAAACCGGCGGTGGTTATTACCCACAGCAACGGCTGCGATCGGGCGCCCATGCCAGTAATCATCGTGTCGTAAAGGCGCGAGTCAGGATGTTCGTGATACTCGTCGATGATGGACATCGAGGGGCTGGAGCCGTCACCGGGATCACCGATCACCGGTTCGAAGACGCTTCCATCGCCACGTTCAAGCTTCTTTGCCCAGGGCACGATGCCAAACCGGTTGCGCAGGTTTGGCAGTTTTTTGGCCATCTTCAGGGCAGGGCGGAAAACCTCCCAGGCCTGTTTCTCGCTGGTGGCACCGCAATAGACCTCGGCGCCATATTCTTTATCTGCGCAGAAGGCGTACAACCCGGCGCCGGCCACCTTGATTGACTTGCCGTTCTTCCTGGGGACCTCTTCGTAGACTTCCCTGAACCGGCGGAGCTTGTCCTTCTTCCGGATCCAGCCGAACACCATCGAGAAACTGAACAGTTGCCAGGGCTCAAGAACAATCCGCTGGTTACCTCTGGCCCATTCCCCTTTGGTGTGGGGGAGGAGCTGGACAAACCTGCAGGCTCTTTCCGCCAGGTCCCGGTCGAACCGATACGGATAGCTCTTTGCTTTCGCTGCCTTCAGGTCATTCAGGTGTCGGGCACAAGCTGCCTTCACGTAGCTGCAGGCGACGATCCGGCCACCTACCACATCGCGGGCGTACTTCTGCGCCGCGTTCACATTGGGGTAGGCGCTCATAGGTTAGAACTCGTCGAATTCGTTGCCCTCGTTTTTGCCGTCGTCATTTGCTCCGCCACCGCCGAGCATTCTCATCCGGGTGAGCGGATCCAGCCCGAGCAGTGAGCCGAGCCTCGAAAGCTGCTGCACTGACTTGTCGCGGACGTTCACAACCGGGTGCATCTTCTCGCTGCCATCAGCGGTCGGAAGCGTTAATCCCTCGTTGGCAATCCGGATCTCGGCATCCAGCATCAGTTGCCAGGCGTTGCAGTAGGCTTGAAGCAGTGGGGCGTCTTCGACTTCGAACGTGCCGCGATCGATCAGCACCTTCGATTGTTGTTTCCAGATTCTCCGGGCCGCATCGCCCATCAATTCTTCGGGAGGATTGATCCGGGTGATCGAGCTTTTCTGAGTGCCAACCGACTTCCGTTTTCGGCCTCCGCCGGAGGCGCGAACTGGAGCGTTGTTGTTCAACCAGGACCTCCGGAAAAAGTTTCGTTATTTCTCACGCATAAAAAAACGATTGAGGGCGCGGTGTCCGCTGGCCAGGGTGGTAGCGATTTGCCCACCCCCGGGGCCTCAGGCATCCTGCTTCCGAGCCCTCAGAGCCTCCCGCTGGGTCTTGACCTGATGGCATGGGTGGCAGGTGGCCTCAAGGTTGCTGGCAACCGTGGGGCCTCCCTCAGCCTCTGGAATGATGTGATCAACTTCATTCGCTGGTGTCGCTTTCCGCTCTCGTTTGCATGGCTGGCAGAGATACCGATCACGTTCAAGCACCTGTTCTCGCAGCCGGCGCCATGGCCTGCCACCTCTGCCTCTGCCTGCCCGACCTCGTGTCCAGCTCTTCGCCTGGTCAGCGTGAGCCTCGCAGTAGCCGTGCTTCTCCCTTGTAGTCATCCGGCACAGCTTGTCCCGGCAGGGCTTGGCGGTACGCTGTGGCATCAGTCGAGTGTGCTGCCGTCGAGGTAAGTGGTCGGCTCCCTGTCCTCGTCATCCATTCCCTCTGCCTCGGCCATAGCCTGAACCAGTGCGGCATTGCTATTGGCCAGGCGATTGATTGCATCAGTCTGCTGGCGGATAGCCTCAATGAGTTCGGCGAGCTGCTGTTCGTTCACTGGTACGCCTCATTGACTGCATCAACCAGGCCGCGCTGTCTGGTGGCGCAGTTGTGATAGATGCTGGCGGTCTCTGTGATAACGGTGGCTGCAGTATCAGCCTGTCCGTCTCTCAGCTCAGGGAGTTGGTCCGGACATTTCACCATCAGATTGGACGGTATCTCCACGCTGGGCATCGTTAAGCAGCCGGACAAGCTCAGGCTCAAAGCACACGCGCTTATAAATCGGCTTCTGAATCTCACGGATAACTCCACGGTCGATGATTCGCTCGTTGGCCCTGAGCTTGCTCAGGCGGTCCTCCACCTGTGTGGAAATGCCGCCAATGTCCTCACGGATCTTAGCGGCCAGCGCCTGCTGTGCTTCCATGGCTGCGAGGTCTTTGCTGTCCTCAAACCAGCCCCTTGCCATCCAGCCTGCGTATGCAACAGCCGCAACGACCGCTGCCAGAGCTGCGAGTTTTGCTTTTGGTCCGAAAGGAATCATTGCTTCACCTTGCCTGCCCAGGCCTCAGCGATGTTGTTGCCGAAGTAGCTGAGTATCAGGGTTGCGCTGATCCCATATGACCAGCCGATAACGACGGCCAAGGCAGCAACCGAGCCGGGTTTGTGCAGCTCCAGGGCAACCCAGCCTGGCGTCTGCAAGATAGCCCACCACTTACCTGTGTAGTACCCGCGCCGGCGATGCTTCCACCATCGGCTCGGATCCGGATGCTTAGCGTCCATACTGCTTTTCAAGCAGGCGGTCGAGCTTCTCGTTCATGCGCCGGATATCGACCTTGAGCTCGTTGTAAGTCTTTTCCGTGCGCTCCTGGTCATTCACTCTGGCCTGCTGCAGCGTCTGCACAGAGCTCTCGACTAGTGAAAGCCGCTCATCCTGCTTGGACTGGTCCCTGGCGATTGAGACCGCCAGCAGCACCACTGTCACCAGGACTGCGATGGGGATGCCCTTATCGATGTGCCAAC